GTCTCAAAAACTTCATAGTAGTCTTCTTAAGTCAAATTGTAGAGTTACAAATCAGCCAGATTGGGGTGATGTATATGTACATATGGAGAGTACAAGTGTATTAGATTATAAAGATTTTGCAAAGTATGTAGTATCTTATAGGGATGAATGTCATTTTCATGAGGAGATTTGCGAGACATTCTATAAGAGATTATGGGACTTGTACAGGCCTGAGAGACTTGCGGTCACGTGCTTATATGCTCGTAGAGGGGGTATTGATATTAATCCTACTCGAGTATCTAATGTAAATCTTCTCGATAATAGCCTTATCGATATGGAACTTCCGTTCAGGAAAACGCCAAGGCAGTAAAGGGTGGAGTAGTAATAATGTAGCTGGGGTCTTCGGGCCCCAGCTTTTTTTATGTTGAATGAAAAAAAAGAACCCGGTCCGAAGACCGGGTTGTGATTTTGTCTTGTATGTATTACAATTACTAGCCGAGGTAAACAGATTGATTACCTGGTGTAAATGCAGTTCCAAGATCGGTTACGATGACTACGTGGTAGTACAGGTTCGCGCCAAAGATGTTGTCTACTACACCATAACGGGTGAGTAGGCCAACGCGTGGGGCGAAGTCGTTTGGACCGATAGTACGTTGTACCATGACAGGGATGTACGGACAGTATACGATACCAGTATCGTAGAACTCAGGTCCTTTGTAGCCCAAGAGGGCGTACTCGAGACGAGCGCTGCGATCACCTTGTTCGAACTGACCTTCAGTACGTGTGTCACGGTAAACGTTGAATCTGCCGCCGACATTACCAACTCTAGCTACTCCAACCGCAGGGTTGGTGCTAACGTTACCGTTAACAGGCATAGCATTGAACTCAGGAAGCATTTCAAGAATCGCACATACACGAGGTGTAGCTACAACAAAGTTAGCAGCGCCACGACGGTTACGTACAGCAATTCTGTTTGCCTCAACAATGAGTTTTTGGTAGAAGTCACGGTTTCTTTCGGCCATCCAACGACCGTCAGCACTAGCAGCGCTCCATACAGAATAACCATTAGAACTTTCAAGAGCAACCTGAATCATGCGCATGATCATCTCACGGTCGATCTCAGCTTGGAGCTCATAGCTCATAGCATTGGTCAACTCGGTGTCGATGTCGATACCGTTCATGTTCTTGAGGTCTTGCTCAAGTTCTACGCTCCAACGAGCGGCTAATCTGCGGGTACCAGCCTCAACAGCAGTCTTCTCAAAGCTAACAACAACTTGTGGGATTTTGCTAGTAAGCTCATAATTCTTGAGCAACTGAGCAACGCCCTTGTCAACGTCAGCTTGAGTCCACTGTCCAGGTCCGCCAGACAATGCGGCGGAAGAGGTACCTGTGAAGCGAGTGTCGAGGGTGTTGTAACCAAGCTCATCACCATCACTTGCGGCCGTATGACCACCAGTGTTGGCTGCAGCAGAAGCGGCAGCGCCGTCTACGCCACCTGGGCCTAGTCCGTCACCTTCGTACTTATAACGTAGTGCAAACGCAAGACCTACCGGTCCGGACATTGGCTGAACACCAACGATATCGTTAGTGATCAACTCTGGGAATGTACGGCGGATCATCGGAATCAAGATCTTAGGAAGACGAGCATCACCACTAGCGTAGTTGTCGCCAGCAAGCAAGTTGCTGCCGTCAGTACCATGGGTTGCACCCAAGGAACCGCCTTCACCGGCGCTGTTGGTAGCCTCTTTCAAACAGTATTGCTCTTGGTTTTCCAAGAGAATAGCAGTGTTTAAACGGCTGTGGTCATCTTCGATAGCGTTAACGTTGTTTGAGGTGTAATCCAATACTGGACTCCACTTCTCAAGCAATGCGCTAGCGCGATCTTGATCGATATAGGATTGTGTTGGTCTAATTTGTGCCATAACGTTTACTCCTTACAGATAATCAGGTATATGTTTCGATACCTCAACGGGTTAAAATTAATATTTGCCAAGCTCACCCATGTAATGGCCGAACATTGGATCTTGAGACTTTTGTTCAACAATAGGCTCGGATACCGGTTCAACGCTTTCAACAATAGGGCGATCTACTACTTCTGTAGTGGCAGTAGCTTCTTCTCTTAATACTTCAAGCTCTTCTTCAGCATTCTTACTAAAGAGCTTCATAGTGTAGTCAAAGTTCTCTAAGATAAACTCAGCTGGCTTATCAGCAAGAACTTTTTGTGCGTACTTAGCTTGATCTTCGTCTAATGTACGCGTTTTTTGCTCTAATACGAGAGCTGCTTCTAATTGACTAACTTTGTCATTAAGAGACTCATTTACCTGTTTGGTTTCAGCTAGCTCTTTGCTAGCCTCGTCAATGCGAAGTTTGCCGTCAATAACGGCATCTTTGATTGTATCTTGTGCGAGAGCCATATCAACACCTAGGAGCTGACGTACTTCAGTGAGTACATTACCAGCTCTCTTATTGTTAACAGCCTCTTCTAACATTTCTTGTGGGAAAGTCTCTTCAAGATAAAGGTCAAGATAATCACTAATATTACCTACAACACTTTCCTTGAATGTACCAGCACCTTCGGTAAGGGCTGTTTCGTACTTCTCTACAACAGCTGCCAATTTGGCAGTACGGTCTGAATCAACAGCTTCAACGATTTTTTCCAATTTGGCAGTATGATCGTTATCAATCGCTTCAAGGAGAGCAGTTACCTTGTCTGCGTGATCTTCATCCTGCTGTGCAAGAGCAGCCTCTACTTGAAGTTGTGCTTTTGCTTCAATCGCTTCGTTGAAGACAGTTTCAATCTCTTGTAAAGACTCTTCGGACAAAATATCTTTTGTCTGCTCTTTTAAGACATCTGTAATAGTTTTAGCCATAGTTTATTGTTCCTGTTGTAAAGTATTAGCAATTCTCTCTTTCATCTTTTGATCGAGCGAATCTTTTAAATATTTATGTGCCTGAGCGTAATTTTTTTCATTTACGCTCTTTAAAAAGTTAACTATCTGATGTTTTTCTTGCTCGTTCATAGTTTTTATCTTTGTTTGATAGAATTAATAAATGTTAAAACTTGTTCTTTTAGGTAAGCTTCTACTTCTCTTTTAGGTAAAGAAGCTATACCCTTTTCAAAATTTTCATATACTTCTTCAAAAGTACCATTTTCTTGTATAATAAATTGTTTAGATTCTAAAATACCATTAACAAAAGCTTTAGGAAATGACGGATCAGCTACACAATCAATAGCAATAAGCTTCATTTCTGAAACTCTATTAATGTCTCCTTTACCTTCACATGGTGTAAGCTTACCCAATGCGCGTGAACTAACACCAACTTGTACACCATCTTGAATAAGACCTTCTACAATCTTACCGCAAGGTGTATTAGTTAAAACTTTTGATTTACCAAAAACAACATTATCTTTCATCTTGAGCTCTGTAACCATATGACAAGCTCTTCCGAGATCAACTTCAGCCGTTGTTGGGTGATTTAATTCTCCTAAAGCTCTTTTTGTGGATACAAACTCTTCATTATATCTTTTAACTTCGGATAACATTTCATCTGAACTATATATACGATGGTTTCTATTTTCACCTTCAGCCATCATATATGGACCTTGAATGTAGAGGGATTTTCCGCCTTGAAGATTCTTTTCTTCAAGAACATATTCTAGCTCTTTAGGATCCGGAGCCTCTACTATTAAATTGTACGCCATACACAAATATTTATTTTACTGGTGCTTATTATTACCGGGTTTATATAAATAATTCTTTCTCTGTTAATATTAGGAAATCCAAATTCTTTTTATTAGCATATTGTTTTGCTGCTGCCCATTTAGCTTGATTTACAGCATATTGTGTTTTTTCATATAAAATTGTGGTTTTCTTTTTCCTCTTAGACTCTACCGGTGGTTTAGTCTGCTTTAAAGGCTTGATTTCAATAAGATAATTTTTAATACTATTACCTTCTTTTATAGTAACATTACCGTCAACAAAATATCTATGTATCTTTTTATCAAGCGGGCTTAGATATGGAATAACAGTGCTTTCACTTGACCATTTTAGAACGTTTGGATTTTTATCACACCATTTAAAAAATTTTAATTCCCAGGATGAACGATATTCAGGGGTATGTTTACCGGTATATTTTTGTTTATTAACAGGATGATACTGTCCCTGCTTGTATTGTGTGTAATTATACTTTTTACGAGCCATTATCCAACAAAGAACATTGGTGGGTCTGCATCGCCCTGTCCAGGAGATCCTGTGAGAAGTTGTTCTTCTAGAGCGGCTTTTTCAGTGAGACCTTCTTGTAATACGTCTGTATTAAGAGACCCACCACCCATTAGGTTTGTACCAGTGTATTTACCTCGGACTCGACCGACTGCTATTTTAGTTAAGGCTAGTGAATACTGATATACCCATTGTTCTTTTACCATCTCAACAACAGGCTTCTCAAGATAGCATGATACTATTCCATAATATCTATCAGTATTATTATCGTTAGCATCAAACTTAGGTTGTGGTATAATCTGCATATATTGAGTACGAGGATTGAACTTAAAGAATAATTTTTGAGATAATAATTTTTCTCTAGTATCTAAAAATTCTTTAACAGTATACCAACTAATAAGGTCAAAGCCATAATTACCCATGGCATAACTGAAGTAGGTTTGTTGTGCCAGGGTTTGTTCAATTGTAAACAACGTATTAACACCGGTTGTACTACCTTGCTCAAATCCATTTACTTCAACAATCTTTCTATAATTATCAGCTAAAACATCATAAGAAGCAAATGCATTTTGACTAGCTGAAACACCTCTTGAAGTAGTCAGATAATCATTCGGCAAAACTGTAACAGTACCGTTAGATACTGGTGTACCAATAATAGTAAATGTTAAAGCACTAGCACCGCTAGTTCCTGTTGTTACTGACAAAATATCATCTGTACTGGTATGAATAACACCGTACTCTGTTGATGTTTCTGCACCAGAACCTGTCGCTCTATTTGTTGTTACAATAAGCTTTGATACTCGAGTTGCTGAGTTTTCAGAATTAACCATCTTAATAGCATACTCAGTTGGTGTACCGCTATTACCGACCTGGATTGTTGTAGAGTAAATAACTGCACTATTACCTGCTGTAACGGTGGTGTTAGTTGCTCCATATGTGTCTTGACTGATTGTTAGATCAACACCGGTATAACTTTCTTTTAATTCCGGTGTTATAGAAAATAATTTATCTAATCGAATACCTTTACCATTTTCATATAAGTTCGAATCAAAAACAAGATATTCTTGATCAAAGCCTGCAAATTTAGTAAAATATTCAACAGACATTGTAATAAATTCATATATTTGATTTCTATGAACTTCTAAGTTAATCATTGGATACCCCATTGACATAGCAACGCGGTCACATAATCTTTCATAACCCTGTATAACAGGATTAAGATGTGTTCCATAAAAGCTACTTAGAGGTTGTGCAATGCTATAGTCAGGCATAACTTTAAATATTTAGTCCATTAAACCATATTTATAATATTCTTTGTAAGCATCAGTTTTCATTAACTTATTAACTAAACCTTTATCTATATCACCGTTTTGATAATAAAAATCAAATCCTTTGTTTTGACTCGTATTTCTTTTTAGTCCAGGTGTATATTGGTGTGCATATGTCTCATATAAAAAATTTTTAAAATTTTCATAGTTAAACATCATAACAGAATCTAACATATTAATATAGTCAGGTAACTGCCACAATCTTTGTAATCCTTTATCTTCTAAACATTTTTCAAACATATCATTAAGGGTTGTAGGATTATCCATATAATCAGATAATTTAACGTTTCTTTCATTTGACCAAAACATTAAGCTGCATAAAAGATCTCTTGGATCCCTTAAGAATGTATATGTAAAAAAATTATTATCTTTATATGCTCTAACAGTCTCACTGCACCAATTAATATGCTGGTTATGTACATGTACATAATCCTCTTGTTTATTTTTTTCTAAAATATCAAACAACTCTTTTTTTGTATAATCTCTATTTACTATATGCTTACATTCTTGTTTATCTCTAGCATCCCACCATGAATTAAATAGTTTATATTTTGGCCGCAAAACATTACTACAAAGATAATTTTCTGTATATTGTCCTGCGCACTTGCCAAAATGAATGAACGCCTCTCTTTTATGTAAATTAAGTACAGTTTGAGTATATTTGTATAATTTTTGATGATGGTTTTTTAGAATATTATTTGCACATTCTCGAATATTCACGTTCATTTTTAGATGTTCAGGATTTGCATCTTTATCAAGATTTGTCGAAAGGTGAGCATGCAAGCTTTTAAGATCTGGTGGTATATTGTTTAAGTCTCTCCATAAACCAAAATTATGCTCTTCTCCAAATGTTTCTACTTCTTTCCACTCAGGAATGCGGTTCATACCTTCCTGCTCATAAAAGGACGAATCATTTAAATACAACCACTTCCATATGTTTGGAAATTGTTTATTTGTAGTAAAAACGTATCCTGCGTTATAAAATCCAAATTGAAATCCTTTGAAAGTATCAGCCTTAGGGTAGTAATGAGGAGACAGACAAACTGGTTTTGTAAATTTTTCTTGTAGTTTTTTAAGAACTATAACATCACAATCTAAAAAAAATGTATTTGTAGTTTTTGTCAGAGCATAACTCATCGCTTCCATTTTCTTCAAAATAGGTGCTGTTTTATGAAATCTATTAATATTATCATGTCTTTTACCTAAGAAATATCTTCTGTTTAACGCTGCAAGTGCATCTTTATTTGCACTGCAATTAAAAAATATATCTTTAAACCCGCGTGATTCTAAAAAAAGTTTTGTAGGGTTATCGCATGTAACATACATAGGTTGGTCATGATGCATTCTTAAGCTTTCAATAAGAATAGCAGCCTCTTCTTTTAAATTTTCAGTAACAACCGTACAAAATGATCTTATTGTATGCCACTCTTTTGCTTCTGTATTAATTGGTGTATTGTCATATATGTCTGAACGTTTTATATCAAATGTTTTAGTTGTAAAAACTTCTCCTAGAACATCGATATTTTTTGGAACAAACGTATTATCGTCTACTTTTTTAATACCAACGCTAATACCATTAATATTAAGTTTATAAGAACTCATGTATTTCTTCTTCAGTATATTCTTCTAATCCTTCTGCTGTACCGGCTATAACAAACATACATCTAGGT